TTACCTTTGAGCTCCTTTCTGAGAGCCTTATAGATCAACCGCCCTTTCGAGCCCTTCAAGGCGGCTTCCCTCCATGAACGGGCTCCATCGGTAAAGAGGTGTGTGGCCATGGCTTCAGCAGCCTGCCGTGCCAGTCGGTCGTAAGTTGGTGACCTTGCTATGCCCCTGAGGGTTTTAAGCAATACAAAAGGACTGGAAACGCCGTTTAGCTTGCGTTTCATCAGTCCCATGATTCCCTTTATGGCATCCTCGTATCGCTTCTCTATCCTCCGTCGGGGTTGGAATAGATTCTGTTTCATTGGTTACCCTCCCGGGCATTAAAAAAGCCTGCTTCTGCAAGCTTAGTTTATATTACAGATTTTAAACGCCAGGTATGGAATCCTTTATACCTTTAGCGGCTTTCATTGCTCTCTGCATAAGGGAATTATTGTTCATGTACTCCAGTCCTTTTAGGGTAAGACGGGGCCTCCCCTTACTGATATAAAAATTACCTGCACAGTCAATCTCAATGGCTATGCCCTCGATAAGGCCTGCATCCAAAAGCATGTGCAAAAGGTACAGGCGCCTTGGTTCTGATATCCCCAACCTTTCAGCAGATAAGAGGCCTTCATCAAATTCCTCATAGTCCATAGAGATATCCAGAGCCTTTAGAATCCTGTATATAACTCCTATATTTCCCATAGTGACTCCTTGCAACACTGGCATTAAAAAGCCGCCTGCATCACAAGCGGTTGCTATACTGAATATGTTGTTAATTATGAAAACTATTCAACAGGGCGTCCTTCCTTGTACGCCTTGCGAGCTTCATTGAGGGACATGTCATTCTGGCAACCACCCCAGTCCGGATATTTTTCTTGAACTGCATCATCTATCCATCCACAAACTGGACATTCTTCGGAGGCGTTAAACCATTCAAATTTATGCTTTCTGCACACTGGGCAAATATGACTTCTATCTACTTCCGCCATTCTTCAAATCCTCCTCTAATACTCTTAAATAATATTCACCGGGTTCCCCTTCAGGCACAAACGAAGTAAACGCCCCTCTATCCGGATTACCTTTCACGAACAAGTTTAACTTTTTGTTATATCGAATAATCTGCTTTTGTGAATTAGCGTGCCCTCGAGTTTCTTCACCTACCGCAGATTCAATGGTGTCTTTGGTCTTTTGAAGATATTCCTCATAACTGTGAATCCCAGCTGCCAATAAATCTTTTTTGTGTTTTGCATAGTGATTTTTGGCTTTAGCAAGGTTCTTAAATACCTGTTCAGGGAACTTATTAACACCGGATGGGTCTATCTTCGTAATCATTGGTTCATGACTCAAATCCCGATATTTTCTCTTCTTTTCATTATACCTATTCCCCGCGTTTTTTCCAGCGTTTCCTTTTGTAAATTCTCCATTGCTGGCCCTGGGATGTTCGTCCTCTCTAAATGCAGAATCTGTGGCTCTCTTAGGCATCTGCGGAGGCTTTTCTGGTGGCATCTGTGGCGGTCTCTTTTCTTCTTCGCCACCTTCACCCATCATGTCTTCCATGCCGGGGAATCCGCCCATTTCGCCTTCTTCCTCTATCTCGTCAGAGGCCTTTAAGATATCCTCATCGGTGATATTGGTCCATACGCCGGTTCGCTCACTCTGCTGTTTCAATTCCTTGAGTGCCGTCCGCTTGGATACAAGTCCAGCATTAAGGGCGGTTACCACGTTTTCTGTACCACTCTTAGCCAGGTCGCTTCGTTCCTGGTCGCTTGGCTCAGATACCGGGTCAAACTCAAAATCAAGGTCGTCCGGTACGGCTCCAAATACAGACATACAGAGCGGAGGCAATAGTTTGTTCAGTATCGGTCTTAGCTTGGCTTCCTGTTCCTGCCCTATCATGTCGTAATAGTTCTGAAGGTCGCTTTCCCCGGTGGCGTTCATGCCTTCCGGGCTCCTGCCATAAAGCTTAGTGGCCGGAATCTGTGCCGCACCGGATATATCCATCATAAACTGCTGATACACATCCGATATTCCGCTAAAGGAATACTGATGACTTTCTATGCTGTCGGCTGCATCCATGAGCTGAAGGCCCATGTTACTCATGAGCCAGTTCTGCTTCTGTATGGTGTCATATAACTCCTTCTGGGACTGCGTATCGGCAGCGGAAAGGAGCTGACCCATATCCTGCATCTTGAGTACCCTGAGGTTAGCCATAAACGTCAATTGGGCTATATTCCAGCTGACGTTATCTCGCTTCCTGAGGTCGTCAAATATGGATTCTATGACACTGGCACCCCACTGCTGTTCCATCTGGGATTCCCAGTAGGGAAGGTCGTCCCCGATGAACCGGAGCACCCTTGAATGATGAACCCTTACGGTCTCATCGGTCGTAGTGTCGGTAATGTCATAGTACTTAGGGAGCCCGTAATCAGGGCTTGCTATATCATCTATGACCTCCAGAGAAGGATTTACCCCGTTCCAGCGGTCAAGGATTAAGAGACCGCAGAAGTTTCCCGGTACCATCTTAGCCAGACTCAGCGGTTCAGATAGGTTATCCCCGGACGTGCTTCCTGCTTTTTGTATTCTTTGCTGTTCCACATTTTGCAGTTCAATCCTTTCAGGCATTAAAAAAGCACTCGCTATGAGTGCTTAAAATACTAAATTAATCTGTGTACATCAAGTCCAACAATTCTCCGGCAAGTTTTCCTCTCCGAGATAGTGGTTTCCCTTCGCATTTTATATTTTCTTCTGCCTCGACACAAAGAACCATGTTGGTAAATCTGTCATATTCACTATCTGTCATATGCATTAAATCTTCTACAGTCTTACCAAATTCTTTTTTAAGAAAAAGGTCTATGCCTTTATTACTCATTTTAGTTTCCTCTTCCTAATCCTTATACATGTTCCGATGGTTCCATCTGTATGCATAACTATTCTAATTCTTTCGTGTTGATACACATACGAATTGATTGTATTCCCATACATGACTAAATCCGCATTTTCCAGTGCTTTTTTGACATCGACAGGTTTTATACATCTATCTAACATTCTAAAATTGGCGTGATCAGATACGCAATTAACAGTAATTTTTGGTGTGGAAAATCCCTTTTTACACTTTACCCCAATCAATGTATTTACTGCCAACTCCATGTTAGCATCTAACTCTTTTTGAGTAAAGTGTTTACCAGAGTCACTTTTAACAGGTTTTCTGCTCTTTTCGGGGTGCCCGCCTACAATCTCTCCGGTTTTCTTGTTAACTATAAAATGTTTCCCGGTTTTGGTACTTTTCCACTCATATCCATCCTTTAGAGGTGGCGCCTTGTCCATGGTAAACGCCCGGGCCAGCTTCCATAATGCCCTTACTCTCCAGTTCATATAGTCTCCATACCTTTACGGATACCGTGACACGCCCCATCTCTATGACATTGTAATACTGCTCAATGTAATTCATCGTTTATGGCTCCGGATAAACTCAGTCAGTGTATCCTCCACCTCCGGCGGCGCGGTTTCAGGCAAACAGGACAAAAGGTTACGTATGGACTTGACGTAGTTCTTGAACACGCCAGAGTAGACCCTTGAGACGGTACTTTCATTGGTTCCGAACTGGTTATCACCGTTCTGATAGGTCTCTACGAATCCTACGTCCTTTAAATCTTCCAGAAGTTTCTCCATCTGGATTTCCAGATTTGCCACCTGGTGAATCATTGGATCTATCAGTTTCAGCTTATCGGCGTCAACAGCTTCGAATATTTTTCTTAACTCTTTAATCCGTCTTTTTACGCGATTTTCCGGTTTAATCGGTCTCATTTGTCCTCCTTCCCTTTAAAACTTTTAAAATTCTAAAACACTATATGCCCGATTTAAGTAACTACACCCCCCTCGCGGAAACCCCGCGTTTTATTCCTTTGTTCAGCTCCGGTGTACATATAGTGTGCACTTAAAAACACATATGGGGAGTATCACCCGCAAATAAAAGTTTTTCTACCTATCGGGTTTCCGTCTGCATCAAACTGGCATTCTCCGCCTTTGCCTTCTGCATGTACGGCGTTATGGCAGTCAATACAAAGAAGATCCAGATTATCCCACCCGTAAGCTATGATGTCATCGTGGATGTTTTCCGGCGTGAGCGGTGTCTTATGATGGACAATCATGCGTGGTGTTCCGCTGCCGGTCATCGAACGATTATGGCAGCGTGAACATATCCAGCATTTCGATTCGGCAAATGCTTTTGCATTTTTTCTCCAACGCCTGGAATTGTAAAAGGCTTTTGAAAAATCTTTTGCCATTTCTGTTTTCACTTTCCTTTTGTAAAAATCATTCTCCAATCAAAAAGGCATCCACTCTGGATGCCTGTATTCTGGTATGAAAAAAGAGCACCAATGCTGATGCTCTTTGATTTTCGTCTTTTTTCTTAATATATATTATATCACATATCGATATGGAAAAACATGGTTTACTTTTTCCCTGGCTGTTTTCCATATAATCTTTCCATGCCAGCTCTGGTAATCAGCCATATACTGCCTGATTGTCTGCACTCATCTTCTCTGAATCTTGGCGGATATCCTTTCTGGCCACGACATGCGGATTTTAGCGTATCCAGTGCTTTCCCCCATAATTCAGATGCTTCTTTAATTGTCATGACTTCTTTTAGTGGTTCCATTTGTTATCCTCCATCCTGCATAAACTCGCAATACCGCGCCGGTGATAAAACACTCAATCCCATACTTAGTAAATCCAATCACTGTCATGGCTGTAATGATTCCTAATGCTACTGCTATATCAGATATTCTCATTTCGTTCCCTCCTATAATATAATAGGAACAAGCGGGGAAGCCTTTGGCTTCCCACTTGTCCGGCTTCACTTTCATCGCTACTTGCTACGGTTTAGATGTTTATAATATAACCAGATTGATTTGATTATTGGTGAAATATGTGGTGTTTACACTTTTTAACAGCGAATGGATTATTTTGTACGTACATTAAACTCGTATTTGCATATATCCAGAAGAGTGAGCCGTGTTCCATTTAAAGAAAATTCTGTTTCTATTATCTGTCTTTTATATGTCGGTTGCTTTTCCTGTTTCCAGACTTTAAAAGGTTTATTTTCAGGGAAAAACAGATACAGTGTACATGGAACGCATGTTCTTATAGGGAGGGAAATGCATAAAAGAACATACGTTCCATTACTTCCCAAAAGAAAAACCATTTCTGCAATAAACAGAAATGGTTTTGTGTTATTCCAAACCGCCATAGAGTTCTTTGACTACCCGGTTGACTTCAAAATCCAGGCGTTCGGTATCAATAGTGAGCAGCTCTTTATTTATCATAACCGGTTTACCATTGATGATTACGGTATCCACATCTCTGGAGTTAGCCGCATAAACGGTAATGGACACATCATTAAAATCAGGTTTCCAGTTAAATCCCGAGCGGTCAATCAGGATAATATCCGCCAGCCAGCCTTCACGAAGTTCTCCCAGGTCATCGTAGCCAAGGCATTTAGCCCCTTCCCTGGTAGCCATGTCCAGTGCTTCACCGGCTTCAATGGCTTTCGGATTATAGGAAACCGCCTTATGAATCAATGCGGCGAGGCGCATTTCCGCAAACATATCCAGTTTGTTGTTGCTGGAGGCTCCATCAGTACCAAGGCCGACTATGATTCCGGCTTTGCGCATGGCAAGAACAGGAGCTATTCCGGAAGCCAGCTTGAGGTTGCTTCCCGGATTATGAGCTACGCGAACGCCTTTTTCAGCCATAATCGCAATATCCTTGTCATTTACATGAACACAATGAGCTGCCAATACTGGGACATCAAACAGACCTACATGATCCATCAGGGCAATAGGTGTCATTCCGTATTCTTTCTCACAGTTTTCTACTTCCGTTCTGGTTTCTGCCAGGTGGATATGAATCGGAATATGGTGGGTAATGGCAGCATCCCTTACCTGTTTTAAGTAATCCGGTGGGCAAGTATAAGGTGCATGAGGTCCCAGCATGACGCGGATACGGCCATCGCAGGCGCCATCCCACTGTTCAAATAAATCTATATTTTCCTGTAACGCTGACTGGGCATTGGGAGAAACTCCGGCAAGACCGCGGGCAATATTTCCACGGATTCCAGCCTGAGCCGCTGCCTTCGCACATGAATTCATAAACATGTACATATCGCAGAAGGATGTTGTACCGCCACGAATCATCTCCGCAAAGGCCAGTGTACTTCCCCAATAAACGATATCATCATTGAGCCGGTTTTCCGCTGGCCAGATCTTATTCTGGAGCCAGTCCATAAGTTCCATGTCATCAGCATAACTTCTGAAAAGAGTCATGGCTACATGGGTATGAGTATTTACCAGTCCTGGAAGTGCCAGTTTCCCCTTCCCCTCAATGATCTGGTCATACTGAGATACATCGGGATGTTTTGGGAATGCACTGATTCGGTTTCCTGTAATCTCAATGTTTTTCGCTTTAACCGCTTTCCCATCTTTACCGGGAATATACACATTTTTAATCAGTAATTTCATAAAGGAATCTCCTTTTTACTTATTTTAATCCCAGATAGGCTTTCTGCTCCTCCGTTAGGGAATCGATGGAATAACCCATAGAGGACAGTTTAATCTGCGCAACCTTAACATCCAGTTCATGAGGCAGGACATAGAGGCCTGGCTTAAGTTCCTTTTCATGACGGCAGATATAATCCGCTGCCAGCGCCTGCATAGCAAAAGACAAATCCATAATTTCTGCCGGATGTCCATCGCCTGCTGCCAGATTGACGAGGCGGCCTTCTGCCATAAGATAAATGGTCCGGCCATCAGGAAGAATGTAACCTTCAATATTTTTTCTGGCTTCAAAGTGGGAAACGGATATTTCTTTGAGGTCTTCCTTATTGACTTCTACGTCAAAGTGACCGGCATTAGCACAGATGGCCCCATCCTTCATAGCCAGGAAGGCATCCTTGTTAATGACATGAATATCTCCGGTTACAGTGACAAAATAATCTCCATACGGAGCGGCTTCCACCATGGGCTTTACATCAAAACCGTCAAATACGGCTTCGATGGCTTTGATAGGGTCTACTTCCGTTACGATAACATGTGCGCCCAGACCCTTTGCACGCATAGCTACCCCTTTTCCGCACCAGCCATAACCGGCAACGACAACGGTCTTACCGGTTACAGTGAGATTTGTACTGCGGATAATGCCATCCCATACAGACTGTCCTGTGCCATATCGGTTATCAAACAGGAATTTACACTGGGAATTATTTACCGCAAGCATAGGGAAA